CGGTGAACCCGAATCTTATAGTTATAAACTTATAGCAAGTTAGTAACTTTAACCTTACGGTAGTAAGCATTGCTGCCGTTAGAAGACAAGCCGTCAGTCTGGTCATTAGTAAGAGGGTTAGATACAAGACCGTAACGAGTCTTGAAACCAATCTTAGACTGGAAGCTGTTCTCACCAACTGCACGAACCATTTGCAATGGTACGTATGGGCAATAGAAGATACCAGCATCAAATGCGTTAGTACCTTTATAACCAACTACTAAGTAGTTAGCGCCTGCATATGGGTCAACATATACTTTGTAACGACCGTTAAGAACACCAGCAAATGTGTTACCAGCATCATCTACGTTCAACTGATTGTTAAGAGCAGGTGTGTAGTCTAACATGCCAGCCATTTGAAGAGCAGAAGCTACATCAGATGAAGCGATAACGATGTTACCTTTACCACGGCGAGTTTGTTGTGCGATTTCATTAGCTTCACGCTCGATTTGGAACATCAAACCTTTGAATTTCTCAACTGACCAACGACCATTTGCATCAACGTCTAGGTTGAAAGTACCTGGTACAGCAGTATCACCTTGAGCACCAGCTTTAGCTTGCAAGTATACTTCACGAACAACTTCTCTGTTGATTTCAGCAAGTAGTTCAGCAGAAAGCATATTAGCAAGTTCAGTTTCAGCATCTAGACCGTGGATTGCTTTAAGGTCTTGAGCAAGTTCTGAAGTGTACTCTGCTTTCAAAGCACGAGACTTAGCAGTTACAGAAACTTTCTCGATTTTGAAAGACATTTCAGCGATTGGGTTCTGTACAGTTGTAGTAGCAGTGTTAGCAGTCTCAACAACGCCAAGATTTTCAGCGGCTTTGTTAGTGATTGTGCTGTCAGAAGTAGGCATACCACTACCAGAATCAGTGTAGAAACCGTCAGAATCAACTGTGTCTGTACCAGTACCAGAGTAACCAGCTGGAATCTTGTCAAATAATGCTTCAGTATTTACTACATCACTACCTTCTGATGTGTGTGAAGTTTCGAACTGAGACTTCATAGCGAAGATCAAGCCAGTAGGACCAGTCATTGGCTGAACACCAACGATGTCATATGCAACCAAGTTAGGCATTGCACGGCGTACTAGAGAGATCAACACAGGTGAGTAGTCAGTAAGACTGTCAGCGGCGTTTGTAGATGGAACTGATTCGTTAAGAATGCTAGATCCACCAATGCTTGAGCCTTCTTTAATAGAAGCCTCTGTGTTTTCTAAAAGAGTTGCTGTAACAGCTTCTCTGTGTGAGTCAGAAATAGCGGGAAGAGCGTTATGCTCAAGGATCGGTGCCCACTTTTTCATTAGTTCTTCATTTCTCATTATGGTTCTCCTTTATTTGAGATTTAACTTATTACTATTTATAAAAACTTATTTCTTGACAAAGCGGTTAAGCGATTCAGCATAACTTGCAATGGAAGGCTCCATAGCAGGCTGTACTTCTTCCGCAGTCTCTTCTTGTAGAAGATCAGTTTCCTCTTCTGTTACAACTGGTGCAGACTCTACAAAGTAGTTGTCCTTGATTGCTTCTAATTTCTTAGAGTAATCTTCAGTTGATTCAAAAGAAATACCTTCTGAGAGAACACGCAATTTTTCCGCTTGTGTGTCTGTTAATTCCTCAGAAACTGTTTTAAAAGCGGCTTCTAGATCAGCTTCTTTCTTTGCTTCCTTGATAGCCATCATTTCTTCTACTAACTCATTGTACTTAACTTTAGACTCTTCTAGAGCAACTTCAAGTTCAGCATTATGGTCAACAGTTTCTTGATCGATTTCAAGGTTATGCTCAGATACTAGACCTTTAACACTCTCAAGAATTGATTCAGCAACTTCTACTTTGATGTTGCTTTCAACAGCTACTTGATTGTCTTCCATCCAGTTTTCGATAACGTAATCTAGATACTGGTCTACTTTCTCTACTAACTCTTCAACAGACTTTTCTACTTGCTCTTGAAGATCGCTTTCAAATTTTGCTTCTAATGCTTCTGACTCAGCTAGTACTTTTTCATGTACAGCCGCTTCGAATACTGCTACAGCAGATGATTTGAAGTCTTCAGAAAACTCTGTGCCTTCAAACAAACGCTCTACAGCTTCACTTAGTCCAGCAGTGTTGTCACCTTGAGGAGTCTTAACGTCATCTTCAACGTCATCAGCCTTCTCTTCGCCTTTCTTAGTTTTCTTATCAGCATTAGTCTTTTTAATTTGTCCACCCTCTGGAGTTACAGGATCGGCTGCTACTGCATCAGTACCAGTCTCCTTCGCTTCCTCGAGGTCTAGATCAACCTTTTCAAGGTCTTTTTCTAATTCACTCATTTAACTTCTCCTTTTAAAGTAATTA